AGAAAAAGGCGAGTTCAAGAGCCTGCACTACGTGGATGAGGAGCAGGTTTCCATCACCAAAAATACGGATCCCATCTTTAAGGATTACAAAATCATGGTCGGCGGGGTCACCTATGAAGCCTTTGACTTCCTGAAGGTGCTCCGGAACTCGAAGGACGGCGCTTCCGGCGTCTCCATCGTGGATGAGAACAGTATGCTGATCGATATTGCCTATTCCTCTATGCTTTTGGAGCGAAATATGGGTAAGCGCGGCGGCAGCAAGCGCGGTTTTCTGAAATCTGAGAAGAAAATCGACCAGGCACAGCTGGATTCCCTGCGAACCGCCTTCCGGAGGCTCTACAGCGGTGACAGTTCCGACAATTTTGTGGTGCTGAACAACAATGTGGACTTCAAGGAGGCCACCGACACCGCTGCGGAGATGCAGCTGCATGAGAATAAGACGGTCAATGCCACGGAATTTGCGAAAATTTTCCACATTTCGCCCGAGGTGATGGCCGGAAAAGCCTCTGAAAACGACGTCGCCAGTCTGGCCAGACTGGCTGCCATCCCGCTGATGGTCGCCATTCAGTGCGCTTTGAACCGGGATCTGCTGCTGGAGAAGGAAAAGGGCGAGTATTATTGGGCCTTTGACACCAAGGAGCTGCTGAAGGGCGACATGAAGCACCGCTTTGACGCCTACAAGACCGCTCTGGACGCCAACTTCATGCAGATCGATGAAGTTCGTTATGCGGAGGATCTGGAGCCTCTCGGCTTGTGCTGGATTAAGCTCGGCCTGCAGGATGTTTTGTATGATCCCAAGACCAAGCAGATCTACACGCCCAACACCAACCAGACCACCGTTATGAACTCCCGGGCGCTGCCCGGTGATCCTGTGCCGAAAGGAGGTGGAAACGAGTGAAGATTGAAATTCGAGCAGACGGCGCTCACATTTCCGGTTATGTGAATGTGACCGAGAAGAAGAGCCGCCCGGTCATCACTCCCCACGGCAAGGTCGTGGAGGAGATCGAGCCCCGAGCTTTTGAACAGGCTATTTCCCGCGCCGGCAATATCACGGTGACGGTCGACCATGACAATACCCACGTGTATGCCAGCACGGATGAAGGCACGCTGAAGCTCTACGAGGACAATATCGGCCTGCACGCTGACGTGCTGATCACCGATGAGACTCTGATCGAGCTGGCCAAGAAGGGCAAGATCCGCGGCTGGTCCTTCGGCATGTACAACGTCCAGGACGAGCTGGAGCAGCGTGCCGATAACCTGCCTCTGCGCCGCATCAAGGCGCTGGATCTGGACCACCTGACCCTGGTCGTGAAGAAGGTCCCCATCTATTCCGCTACTTCTGTCGAGCTCCGCGCCGACGGGGAAGTGGAGATCGAGACCCGCGCGACCGAAGAGACCCTGCAAATTACGGAGGAGGCTCCCAAGCCCGCTCCGTCGTTTGATAACTCCGCCTATCGTGCGAGAGTGAATGCCATCAGAAAATAATTTATGGAGGACTGAACATGAAGAATCTGAAAGCACTGCTTGAGAAGCGGGCGGAGTATCAGCAGACCATGGATAGCCTGGTGAACACCGCCGACACTGAAAACCGCGCCATGACTGAGGAGGAAGTCGCTCAGTTTGACGCGGCCGAGAAGGAGCTGCGTGCCATCGACGAGACCATCGCTCGCGAGGAGCGCGCCCGTTCCATCACCAAGAAGACTGCTCCCACCACCGAGGAGGAGCGCGCCGCTGCCGAGGAGCAGGAGTTCGCCGACTATGTCATGGGCAAGATCAGCGAGATGCGCGCCGGTGAGCAGAACGTGACCATGGCCAACAACGGCGCCATCATTCCCACCAGCATCGCCAACCGCATCATCAAGGCCGTGAAGGACCGCTGCCCCATCCTGCGTGGTGCCACCGTCTACAACGTCAAGGGCGTTCTGAAGGTTCCCGTCTGGGGCAAGGCCAACAGCACTCACGACATCGCCGTCGGTTACCAGACCGAGTTTACCGAGATCACTGCCGACGCCGGCAGGTTCACCTCTGTGGACCTGGGTGGCTATCTGGCCGGCGCTCTGACCCTGATCGGCCGCAGCGTCGAGAACAACGGCTCTTTCTCCGTGGTCGACTTCATCGTCAACCAGATGGCTGATGAGATCGCCACCTGGATCGAGGGCCAGCTGCTGAACGGTACCGGCACCAACGCCGCCCAGGGCGCTCTGAACACCACCAACGTCAAGACCGCCGCCGCTGCCGCTGCTATCACTGCCGACGAGCTGATCGATCTGCAGGCTAAGGTCAAGCAGGCCTTCCAGGCTAATGCTTGCTGGACCATGCACCCCGAAACCTTTGCCGCCGTGAAGAAGCTGAAGGACCGTAACGATCGCTATCTGCTGCAGGACGATATCACGGGTGCTTTCCCCTACCGCCTGCTGGGCAAGCCCGTCCACCTGTCCGACAACATGCCCCAGATGGCCGCCGGCGCCAAGGCGATCCTGTACGGCGACTATTCCGGTCTGTCCGTCAACTTCCGCGAGAACATCTCCATCGAGGTCCTTCGCGAGAAGTACGCCACCATGCACGCCATCGGTGTGGTGTCCTGGTTCGAGTTCGACGCCAAGGTCACCGACAGCCAGAAGCTGGCTGTCCTGACGATGGCCGCCCAGCAGGCTTCTTAATCGGAGGTAAGCGACTATGAAGGTGAAAGCTACCGTCAGCTTTGCTGGCGAGCTCTCCATGGCCGCTGGTGAGGTGCGGGACGTCCCCAAGGACGTCGCCGCGCCCCTCCTGAAGTGTGGCTATCTGGAGGCTGTTAAGAAGGGTAAGAACACCGATTCCGAGGAGGAATAAGCCATGCAGCCGTGTGATCTGAAAGCAGAAGACATTGCCTTTTTTTCGAGGAAAATCACCGAGGAGGCTGAGTACGCCGAGCTCAGTGACCTGGAGAAGCAGGAGTGCGAAGACGCGCTGGCAGCGGCGAAGGCCTTTGCGGGAGCCTATGCAGGCATCGATATCGCTACCACGGAGTTTGAGGACGTCACATATGCGATTAAGGTCGCTGCGGCGGAGATGATCGACAACCACCAGATTTCCAGCAAGTATTCCTGCCAGAACCCGCTGGTCATGCAGATTTTGGATCTGCACAGCACCAATCTGCTGCCCAGTGCAGAGGAGTGATACGATGCACGACCATCTTTCTTCCGCCTTAAACGAGAAAATCGAGATTTTGACGCTGGTTCAAGACGATGAGACCGGGAACATCGCCTGGGCGCCTGACAGAAAGCGCTGGGCCTCGGTCGAGATCGACTCGCAGCGCAATCTCTTTTCCGTTGTAGGCGTCGGTACCCGCGGCGCCACGGTCGTCATTCGCCCGGATCTGCGGCTGACACTGCATCAGGCCATCCGATGGAACGGCGAGTTCCTGCATCTGACGTCCATCACCCTGGACAAGGAGCGGGACCGTCAGGAGATCAAGTCGGCGATCTGCTATCCGGCAACGTTGACGGCGAAACCCCAGGCCAGAACTGGCCGGGATGCCATGAACCGTCCTCTGATGGAGCAGCAGGCTGCTTTCGATTTCCCCGGGATCCTGACCGAGGTATATCACCGCAACGAGGGTGATGAGGTATTCCGCAAGACGACCCAGCGGCGTGTCCTCGTAACCCCCAAAGCCATCGTCCTGCGCCCCGGCGACCTCGTCCAGCAGGGAACTGAGGCCCCGTATACAGTCCGACAGGTGATGGATCTGGAATTTTATAAAAACGAATACGTGATTGAGCGCCAGGAGGACGTCTGATGCAGTCGGTAGAAATTCAGGGTTTAGATAGAGTGGTCAAGGCCCTGGAGAATATGCCGGAGGTCATCAGAGAGGCCCGCGCTGAGGTCATGGAGGAGATGGGCCAGGAACTGCTGGGCGCTGTGCAGCAGCGTATCGGCGGTACCGGCCGAATTGCCGACGTCCAGGATTACCACGTGGGCAGCGGCAAGGGCTATGTCGCCGTCAGGGCCAAGGCCGACACCGAACTGGACGGCTATGCGGCCGGCTACATCACCAACGCCCTGGAGGGTGGCCACGCGTTCCCCGGTCAGGGTGTTCAGGGTCTTTCCCGACGGGAGCGCAGAGAGCGTCAAAGCAGCAACCAGCGGGTC